CTATCTAGAAAGTCTTTCGTACCAAGGACGTAAAGTAGACTGTGAGCAATCATTACAATGGCCTAGAAGCTGTGTAAGAATTGATTGTAGAGCTTTTCCTAATGACGAAATACCTCAACAACTAAAGAATGCTCAAATGGCTCTAGCGGTCAGTATAGACCAAGGTAATGACCCCACTGCAACCTCAACACAAAGTGTTAAAAGAGAGAAGGTGGATGTTATTGAGGTGGAGTATATGGACGGAAGCACTTCAACCCCAATTATTAAAAGCGTTAGCATCCAATTACAAAAGTTATTATTAAACGGTAGTAATGGTGGTAATGTAATTAACGTGTATAGAGGCTAGAATGGGAGCCTTTAGCGACAGACTAACAGCAACAGCTTTACGATTATTAACTAATTACGGGCAGGCGATATATTGCCATAAAATAAATACCGCTGCCTTTGACCCTGAAACAGGGGAAGCTGCAGTCCTTGGTAGAACTGATTATGATGGTCAAGGTTATCCCAGTAATTATAATAGATTTCAAGTGGATGGTGTAACAATATTGCAAGGAGACATTCTTCTAATACTATCGACTACAACACTCCCTGAAGTTAATGATATATGTGAAGTGAGTGGTACAACCTACACAATGCTCAACATACAAAGAATTACGGCTCAAGGTAATGATGTTGTCTACAAGATACAACTGAGACAATAATGAGTAATTTCAGTGACTGGGAAAGAGAGTTTACAGGAGAAGTAAATCTAGTTGTCAAAACAGACGCTAAAACTCTAGCTGAAAGTGTTGAAATATTAAAAGAAAATGTTGAGAAAAGAACTCCAATAGGTCGTCCTGAATTATGGAAATATCCAGCTGATAAAGATTATGTTCCAGGCACATTAAGGAATAGTTGGGAGTTAAGTAGGTTTAGTGATTTATATTATTCTCTATATAATGAAACTCCTTATGCATATAGAGTTGAAACTGGTTGGAGCACACAAGCTCCTTACGGCATGATGCGAGTTTCCCTTAAAGAATGGGAATCAATTATTAACAAAATAGCGAAGAAGAATCAATTATGAGTGTGTTTAGTGACATCCAAAATGCCTTAAATACAGCATTAAGTGAGATAAGTGGTCTACCTGTTATATATTATCCAAATGATTTGAAGTCTCCCGTACAAGATAATTCTTATATACGCCCAACACTAATACCAGCTTCATCAGAATTGTACACATTAAATGAGGGTGATTTCCATCAAGGTATATATCAAGTTGATGTATTTGTCCCATTGAAGAAAGGGATTAGAGAAGTAAATCAATATGCAGACGCTATACATGATGGATTTAAAAGACAAACATTTAATATAGGCACCACTAACGTGTTTATACAACAGATTAGCATTTCCCAGCAACAGAGAATTGAAGCTTGGTGGAGTTGCTATGTAGAAGTAAGCTACCTCTGCGTAGCATAACCGGTTACTTGTAACCTTCCCCAAATAACTTAGAGGAAATATAATGGCAGCACCAGCAATAAAAACCCAAGGCACAACGATTACAATAGATGATTCTGATGGAGACCCAGTAGCAATTCTAGGAGTTCAATCTCTCACTGCTATAGGTTCAGGAACAGCTAGCAAGATTGAAGTAACCACTCTTTTGTCCACTGCTAAAGAATATAGAATGGGCTTACAAGATTGGGGTGATTTCAACATGAATTTTGTATGGAATGCGGACGATTTAGGTCAAATAGAAATGCAATCAGCAAAATCACTACAATCACCAAGAACTTTCATAATTACAACTCCTGCTACAGACCCTACAGTAGTTAAAAATGTTTATACTTTTGAGGGTTATGTTCTTCAAATGCAAATGGACATCGACGCTGATGGTGTTTTACAAGGTACTGCTACAATAGCAATTACCGGTAATGTAGTGGTGAGCTAATATGCCTCGTCTAACTAAAGAACAGATATTAAAAAATAGTAATTTAAGAACAAAATTAATTGACATGAACTCAGAGGGATTTGGGGACATAGAGATTAGAGAAATGAATATAGCAGAACAAATGGAATTTGATAAGTTCTTAGATTCTAAGCCTGACAATAAAGATATAGCGTTTCATGTGATTCTGAAATGCTGTATTAATGAAGACGGTAGTAAGATGTTTAATGAGGATGATGTTGAATTTCTAAAGCAAAAAAGCTCCGCTAGTGTTCTTAGATTATTTAACGAAATATTAGACATTAACAATCAAAAATCTACAAGTTTAGAAGAGTTAGAAAAAAACTAATAAAGCTCCCATCAAGAATGTTTCTTTTTTTTCTCGCCGATAGGCAAGGAAAAGCAGTTGCAGAACTAGAAAGGACGATGGGGGCAGGAGAGATGATGGAATGGGTTGCATACTTCCAGCTCCAAGATGAAAAACACAAAGCTGCAGTAATAGATAAAATTGCTGATGAAGCTCCAATAGAGGAAAAAGCTGCTAAGCTAAGAGCATTCCTTTCCTCCCTAAGGCCAATTAAATGACATTAAGCGCTACATTAAAAACCAACATTGTCGCAGACAAGAGTCAGTTTTCTAAAACTATGACTAGTGCTACATCTGAAGCTAAATCATTCAGCACTAAAACTTCTGCTGCATTCGCTGGGGTAGGTAAAGCTTTCGTTGCGGGATTGGCGGGTTTTAGTTTTGCTGAAGCACTTAGAAATGCATCTGAACAAATAGATGATATTGTTGCTAGTGCTAGTAAGCTAGATATTGGAGTTCAGCAGTTTCAAGCACTGAGTTATGCTGCGACAAGGTCTGATGTTGAAATAGGTACATTAGAAAGCGGTTTAAAGAAACTACGACAAACAATAGCTTCTGCTGAGAGTGGTAATAAAAAGGCTGCTGATAGTTTTGCTGCAATAGGATTAAAGGCCTCTGATTTAGCTAAAATGGATTTAGGTGCTGCCTACACTCAAGTTGCCGATGCTATAGATAAACTTAAAACCTCTACAGAACAAGCTGGAGCAGCAACTAATATATTTGGTAAACAAGGCCAAGAACAGTTAAACCTCTTAAGAAATAACGTAGGTGGACTTGTCAGTGAATTTGCTTCCCTTAATGTTGGACTTAGTGATGAGGACATCCAAAAGTTTAATGCTTTAGATGAAGCAACGGATAAATTATCTGCCACACTAAGAGGTAAGTTACAACAAGCCTTAGTGGCTCTATCTCCTGCGATAACAGGTTTTGCTAATGGGGTTGTGGGTGCTTTAGGTAAGCTTGGTGATTTACAGGATAAATTCTCCATGTTTATTAATGATTATTTAAATGCCTCTAAGCCTGATGCTGCCACAGGTAAATATAATCCTGGATTTATACAGCAATATGTAACAGACCCTTTTTCTCAAAATGTTTCTGATAGTGTAGACTATCTAACTGGAAGTGGATATAAAGGAGCAGGAACTTACAGCAGAAGTAAAACTCCTCTGGCTTCTGGATGGGGACAAGATTCAGTGTTGAGTGGAGCCATGACTGGTAATAGACAAGCCACTAATAACGCTATCTTAAGTGCTGCTGATTCTCAAACTACACATGTTGTAGTTACAGTTAATGCTGATAAGAACGGACTTATAAGTGCCTTCGCCACAAGCTCTACAGCTAAGGTTATAATAGATAACGCAATAAGAAGTGCTACAGCCACAGAAGCACAAGCAACAGGATTTTAATAATGACTCTAGCTATATTAGGTTTTCAGCTTTTTGACGATGCGGGGTTAACAACTCCCACCGGGGGAAGCTTACAATTAACACATCAATCAGACCTCTCAGATAATCCCCAAGACTTCGTTAAATACTTCGGCAGTAATGACCTTAATAGGGTGTTACAGGCTGTTAGTAATCCTGGAGTGGATAACATTGTCTTAACCCCTACATACATTCTCCCTATGTTCGCTGCATCAACTGCCTACACCCTAGGACAAAGTATTATTCCCACAACACCTAATGGCTATCGTTACACTGTAACTACTGCCGGAACTACAGCAGGAACAGAACCTGCATGGGGAACAACATTAAATGGCACAACAACCTCTGGAAGCGCTGTCTTCACTCTTGTAACGCAAGATAGACCAATTACAGAAATAATATTAGGTTTAGCTGAAGCTGATTTAGATACAAACACGCCAGGAGCTCCTCTCTCATTAGGGAACACAATAGATAGTGGGGTGGTTAATGCTGTTCCAATATACATAAGAATTAATAATACAATAACTAACGTCTCATCAAATTACGGTACTCCTGAATTAGGTATTGTGATTAATGCTGTACAACAAACGAGTGTATAATGACTAGACGCCTACACGCCAACAACTACTCCTCAACGCTAGCCACTAACATTACAGCTAGTGCTACATCTATTACAGTGTCTTCAGCCACGGGTTTGCCTGCAATAGGGACTAATGAAACATTTCGCCTCACTCTAAGCTCCATTAATGGTGCCAGAGAGATTGTCATTGTTACAGATGATGCCTCAAGTCCTATATTGACAGTAACTCGAGGTGCTGAAGGAACAACACCCCAAGTGTTCCTAGCTGGAGCTAATGTTCAATTACAAGAAACAGCAGACTCTTATGACCGAAAACAAGACGCAATAGCCACTACGGGTGATGTAATTAATTTCGGTGATGCAACAAGCTTAGAAATACCCAATAGCGCTGCGCCTTCAATGACAGTGACTGGTCAAATTGCTTTAGACACTTCTGTAACAGACTTTGCTGACGGTCTTCCTCTTTTAAGACAAGGAAGCACAACCTACGCATTAATATCCATTCCATTAAGTGGTATGTCTACCCCTACAAATAATTATGTTGTAACTTATGACGCAACTGCCGACCAGTTTAAGTTAGCTGCCGGAGGCGGTGGTGGGGGTGGTAGTGGTGATGTTGTAGGTCCTGCATCTTCAACAGACAACGCAGTAACACGTTTTGATTCAACTACAGGTAAGCTTATACAGAATAGTGGGGCTATTCTTGATGATAATGGTAACTTAACAACCAATAACATGAGTCCTGCTTATACAACTACAGCAACAGCTGCAGGTACAACAACCCTAACTGTAGCCAGTACTCAGCAACAGTTCTTTACTGGAAGCACAACACAAACTGTAGTATTGCCGGTAACTTCAACTCTTTCTTTAGGCTTCCAATTCCGTATTGTTAATAACAGCTCAGGGAGTGTTACAGTTCAGTCATCAGGCGCTAATAGCGTTCAAGTTATGGCTGCTAACACCTCTGCTATATTTACAGTGATTCTAACCTCAGGTACAACTGCAGCTTCTTGGAGTGTTTCTTATTTCTCTACTGGCGGTGGAGGAAGTCAAACCCCATGGACCTCTAATATAGATACGGGTGGTTACACTTTATATAACAACACTAATGGTAATGGTGTAGATATTAAAGGTTCTACAACCGGTGGCTCACCTATAACATTAACATGTACGTATTTAGATATTAAAAGAGCAACAGGGTCTACTACAGGGTCTGCTTATTACATGTACGAAGCCCCTACAAGTGGCTCACGATACATAGGGTTTCAAGCTCCCACAAGTATTTCAGCTTCATACACAGTAACACTTCCATCAGCAGGTGGAACAGGTTTCTTATACAGCACCTCTAACACATGGGCTTTAACAACAACTCCTGCATTAGGAACTCCTGCAAGTGGAACAATGACTAACGTCACAGGTCTTCCACTCACAACAGGAGTTACAGGTATTCTCCCAGTAGCTAATGGTGGTACAGGAAGAAACACCGCCACCACTGCTTATGGAATTATAGCGGCAGGCACAACAGCAGCAGGTGTGCAGCAGACGATTAGTCCGGGCACAAGTGGCTATTTACTAGCAAGTACAGGAAGTTCTTCATTAGCTGCTTTTTCAAAACCTGGTTCAGGGATGTCTAACATATTTGTTAACACTAGTTCAACATTATCTATAGCAACCACTACTTTTACTAAAGTGCCATTGAATAACGAGGTTGTAGACGCTAATGGGGATTTTAATAACACAACATATCGACATCAACCTACCATCGCTGGTAATTATTTTTACTACGGAGTAACAGGAATAGATACCGGGACAACAGTTGCTCAAGTTCAATCAGCTATTTACAAGAATGGTGTATCGTTAACCAGTTCTGTGTCGAGTTCATCATCTGCAGGTTTTGTTACAGTAGATGTTTCTTCTATTGTCCCGATGAATGGAACAACGGACTATGTTGAGTTATATTGTTATCAAGCCACGGGGACGTCAAAGCCTTTAGTCGGATTCGCGACTTGCAATTTTTTACAAGGAATATTGTTATAATGATTCCGCTATATAATTTATTAAAATTAAAATATCCAGAGCTAAAATTTGTAAATGATATTACATTACAAGATGATGGTCAAGGGCCTTACATTAAAGAGTGGAATCTAGAAAAAACCAAGCCTACTGAACAAGATTTAGACAATTGGGCTGTTGAATTTGACCTACAATATCGACAAGACTTAGCTCGACAAGCTAGAGTGTACCCGCCTATTAATGAGCAGTTAGACATGCAATATCATGATTCTATCAATGGGACAACAACGTGGATTGATGCAGTAGAAGCTGTTAAACTTGCCCATCCAATTCCAACAGAATAAATTAATAAGAGGTCACAATGCCATATACAATGCAAGAAATATTGAGATTTAAATATCCCGACGCTTTCGTAGGTTTTTCCCCTCAAATAAGAATTCAAGACGACGGGGCAGGCCCTTATATTTCGTCTTGGACAGTTCCTGGTGTTCCCAAACCCACACTTCTTGAAATACAAGCATATGCATCAGACCCTGCTTTCATTGAAAATAGGGCTTTATTCTACAGAGAAAATGACCCAGTTAATGGTTATAAATCTAATCGTGAAATGTTGCTGATGATGTATAATGACTTGAAGAATGGCACACAAACTCTTCAGCAGCACATAGGAACAGTGAATGAAGTGATATACCCAACAACTGGTATTGCTGGTTCAGTTCCTGATGTAACACCGATAGTAGTAGCTAAACGTAATACAACATTA